TACGCCCGATCATCCAGGCGGGTAGCAAGGAGCTAGCGAACTCGGACTTTGTATGTCTGGGTGGCATATTGACAATAAGTCTTTTAAGTTTGCCTGTCGCTATATCGTTAAATTTTTTTGCAACAATTTTGTGGTGAGCACCCTCGATGAATTCAGGCCAAATGTGTTTGGTAAAACTTAAAAAGTCCTCCCGAATTTTTAAAATTTTTTTCTTCTCTGCCAGCCTCAAATACATCTTCATGAAGTCTTTTTTCACGTCAGGAGGGAGCTTCTTAATTTTTTCTAGGTCTATAGCCATATATTTTTTTGCAAAATTTTTATAAAGGTACTTTTGTAACCCATTTAGTTTTTACAGGCTAAAACCATCCAAATCAAGCAATAAAGGGTGAGTCTTGGGACCCCTTTTTATATATACTATATTAATAAACATACTTGCTGCAAATTTCTGGATGAGTCTGGTACCTCTATTGAATGCGAGCGGCGCGCCACACGCTGTGGTTGTGCGCCTTGCTTGCGAGGCGCACACTTTGTGTGTTCTTTAATCTAGCAGTGTGTAATATGCTTTAACATTCATTCTACTAAACTTAGATAAGTTCTTCTGCATGATGTCATACTTCTCCTCTATCTCAGCTAACTTAATAGATAAGTAGAGTTTGTTTTCCTCTTCAGTTAACATTGCTGATTCACCTGAGTAAGGGTTTGTTACTTGTATTTTATCTGTCATATTATTTCCTCGCTTTCATATCTTATAATATCCTAGTATTATTCTGTTGTCAATGGTCTTATTGCTTTAGTTATCATATTCTTTTCATGAAATCTTGGTTGCGTATTATCTTCCCAATGATCATGGTTATATACTTCTCTCCATGCATTAGCCTCATCTAATACTATTGGATTATGTAATCTTCCAAAGTGATCAACAGCACGTTGACCATGGACAGCCCACCAATCATTCTGACAATTAAGAGTGCAAAAGTTTCCATTGCCATAACTGTAAGTGCTTATAGTTCTGGTTTGATTTCTTTTGTTTCCTTTTGGTCCACGTTTCCTGTCTGTTGTGTCATATGTATGACACTTCGGTCCTTGGCAATATTTCATGATTGATCTTCCTTTCTAGATTTAATTGCGTCATCTTTTAAAGCAAAGTAAATCTGGTTTTCATTTCTTAATGTATGATTAACTCTAGTTAAAAATGTTTTAAGCTTAATTGTTTTAATCTTATTAAACTCAACATCATGGATATAAATTGCGCTATCAACTTTGTCGGTCATGAGTTATCTCCCTCGGTCATTTGAAACCTAGCCAAGATTTTATGTATTCCCTCAATAGATTTCTCTAAAACTTTCACTCTATCTTCCAAGTAATTTAATTTCTGTCGCTCGTATCTCTCAGCTTTGTTTTTGTCTATTACTTCAAAGTGTTCATTATTTAATTGTGTCATAATTAAAACCTTATCTTGTAATTACCAGAACAAGTTCTATAACCTTGCGCGTCCAGATCATAGTAAGTCACTAGCGGCTTGCCAACTTTACTTGTCCAATACTTTGATAGACTAGTCCATCTGCCCTGTCTTGTTATCATCTTGCCATACTTTTTAGCATAGTAAGTTATTGTGAATTTAACATCTGTGTTCATATTTCCTCGCTTTCTATCTGGGATATTATACTAATACCCCAGATTTGTCAATAGTTAATTTAAGTTTTCTGCTTGTCTTTCATACTCAACTCTAGCGAGTATTTTCTCTTGTGTTGTTTGTTTCTTAACATTTTTCATTCCCTTAATTCTATCAGCTAGATTTTTTGGGTTGAAGATAGTTAAGCCTGTGCTATTAGTTTGGATAATCTCAACGTCTTTAATATCCAATCCAAGTTCAGTTGAAAGTTCCAATGCCTCATCAAGATATTTATATCCCTTTAAGCCCATTTTAACTTCTTTCATTTGTGCCATGATAGATTTAACCCATTGAGTATGAGCAATAACAAATTGTGCTTTTTGGTTTTTCCAAAAGATTAACTGTTCATAATTTTCTTTTGAAGTCATCAACTGTCTATCTCTACAATATTCTCGACCTATCAAATCCATAGAGTAATCATTATCCCATTGTTTTTGATAACTCGTTGCGTTCTCTCTACCACTACAATTCATACCCAAATGTTTGTCATTTGCCTCAACGATTTTTCTTTGGTATGGATTATTACTATCCTTATCATGCATAAGAATATTAATATCTGGATTACATTCTGGTTGTGCTTTTAACTCATCTCTAAAATAAGCATAACCAAAATCACTATCACTATTACTACTATTACTACCTGTATCTATTGAGCCATTGATTTTAAAATCAAAATGTTCCTCAACATTCATTGGGCTACCTTTTTTCTCAAGAATATCCCCATTGTAGTTTGTTTTGTCCTCACTTCTTATTCCCTCATACGCAACATGAAAGCAACTATCTGGTGCAATAGTATTTACATTCTCATACTTTTTTTGTAAATGCCATGCCATGTCCACATCTTCTTGTGGATAGTTTTCTCTACCTATTTTGTACATTAAATCCCATGCTTTATCTTGATTGGGTTTCATTTGTTCTCTTAATTGATTGTATCTTTCTTTCTCAACAGTATCTTCCATTTGCAATCTATCCTCAATCTTATTTGCAATTTTATTTCTATACTCTTGATTAAGTCTTATTCTTTTTATTTGTGGCATTTTTCTTTCTCCTTTGGTTATTGTGGGATAATCCTACACTTGAAATAAGGCGATTTTAAGGCAAAAATTAGCACAACCTGAAGTTGTATTGTTTACTATATATACCACCTTCCCCAGCCACCTGCCAAGTGTATAGGATAATCCTAGTACTGTCAAGAAGTTTATTTAAATAAAGATGTTGCTTAATATTTGTCCCATGTTATAAAGGAGAAGATCAGGTGTTGTTAGCTGTGGAATAAAAACCACTATAATATAGGTCGCGATCCAGTACTGGATGGGATTGTATAACGCGTAAGAAGATCCTCGCCTATGTAGCACAACTCCTGGTTGAAAAAGAAAATTCAACCTGAGGTTGAAGCAGCAAGCAGCAAGCAGCAAGCAGCAAGCTTGACAATAGTTATAAGATATTATAGGATACAAATAGAAAGGAATAAATATGGACAATGAACAATTAAAAAGAATAGCGGATGCAATAGAAGAGATTCTACGGCTGGTAAAAAAAGATCAAGAAGACAGTGCGGCGAGACAGAGACAAAGGGAGGGTGAATGATAACAATTGATGCAGATAAAATAAAACCAAATCCAATAGTTCAAAAAACTAAGGATGAAGTTAAAAAGCTGGTGCAGCGCCTTAACTATGGCGATGCACTGGAAGCCCTGGCTGTTGTGTGTAAGATACACAACGCACGCCCGGATGTTGGCGGTGCTGAATCGCATAACAGCGTTCCAGCAATGGACCATGATCAAATATTAAAAGATATTAAATCATGAAAAGAATTAAACATAGAGATCTAACCCACTATTTCTTAGAAGATCATAGGCGCCTACCGCGCGCCTACGTTGCCAGCTGTGAGCGCTTTTTTAAAAGCTTCAAGCAGCAAGCTTCAAGCCGCAAGCTTCAAGCAGCAAGCGCCTTAAAAAAGACACAATGATTTAATAGTATGAATTTAGAAAGTATGAATACAAAGAAAGCATGGGACCTAGTCGGGGGCTTAAGTAAGCCCTCCAAAATGCCCGGATGGGCGTATGGTATACCAGCCAAAGAATGTAAGACCGGATCTAAACTTAGGCAGGTTAAAGACTCGGTCTGTTATAATTGTTATGCATTAAAAGGCTGTTATGTATTTAAAGTTGTACAAAATGCACAGTATAAGAGACTGGCCAGCATCAAGCATCCACTGTGGACCGGTGCCATGGCATTATTAATTAATTCAAAAAAATCTAAAGTTTTTAGATGGCATGACTCCGGAGATATCCAGGACGAGGACCACCTAACAAAAATTTTCGCGGTTTGTAAACTCACGCCAACCGTTAAGCACTGGATGCCAACCCGGGAAGCCTGGGTGAAGCACTTCCTGCCACTGTGTCCTGATAATTTAGTTATCCGGTTCAGCATGCCAATGATCGATCAACGAGCAGCGGGCGGCTGGGCCAACACGTCGACAGTCGTAACAGCTGGCGCCTCGTGTCCAGCTCCGAAGCAAGACAACGCTTGTGGTGATTGTAGAAATTGCTGGAATAAAGAAATTAAAAATGTATCATATGGCAAACACTAATGACACACGAATTCAAACAACCTAAATATTACGCGGAAATGAGGAAGGAGCGTCAAGCCGCAAGCAACAAGCCACAAGCTACAAAGATTCAAGCCGCAAGCGGCAAGCCTCAAGCCCCAAGCTGCAAGCCTCAAGCTTCAAGCCGCGAGCAGCAAGCTGCTCAATCTCGCTACCCTCATAAAGTTTCAAGCAGCTAGAGGCGAGGTGCATCGCAAGGATAAAACTATTCTTAGGATGTTT